CCGAGGGAATGCAGCGAGCGATCGACGATTGCCTGGTCGAGGCCAACTGGCATGGCGAGGTGCGCAAGCTGATCGAGGATTCAGGTCGTCTGGGGGCCGGCGTGCTCAAAGGGCCATTCCCAGTCAAGCGCTCGGCGCGCCTCGTGCAGCGCGATGAAATGGGCAATGTGTCGCAGATTGTTGTAAGCGAGATCAAGCCGGGTTCGAAGCGCGTGGACCCCTGGAACTTCTTTCCCGACCCGGCCTGCGGCGACGACATTCACCAGGGCGGCTTCACCTGGGAGCGCGAATACCTTAGCCGTCGCCAGCTGTTGGAGATGGTCGGCATGCCTGGCTACGACGTGGAGCAGATCCGCGCGGCCTTGAAGGATGGCCCTTCGCAGACTGGTGCGCGCGAGGCGAGCGACGGCACCACGATGCGCCAGGATGAGCAGTGGGAAATGTGGATCTTCTACGGCTACTGCGACAGCGAACAAATGCGGGCCGTGGGCGTGGAAGACATCGAGGACATCGAGGGCGACAAGATCCCAGCGATGGCTGTGCTGGTGAACGATCGACTGGTCAAGGTCACGCTGTCGGCGCTGGACTCGGGCGACTTCCCTTACGACGTCCTGGCGTGGCAAGCCCGGCCCGGCATGCCCTGGGGCATGGGTGTCTCGCGCCAGATCCGCACGGTGCAGCGCATGCTCAACGGCGCGGTGCGCGCGCTCATGGACAACTCGGCGCTGTCCGCGGCGCCGCAGGTCATCATTGGCAACGGCGTGACGCCTGTCGAAGGCAGCAATGACTTGAGTCTGCGACCGGGCCGCGTGTGGCGCTTGAACCCAGACGCCGATGCCTCCGACGTGCGCGCCGCCTTCAATTCCTTCGTGGTCCCGTCCGTTCAGGCCGAGCTCATGAACGTGGTGGAGTTCGCCATGAAGATGGCCGAGGACACCACCGGCATGCCCGCCATGCTGCAGGGCATCCGCGGTGACGCGCCGCAGACGCTTGGCGGCATGCAACTGCAGAACAACAACGCGTCGAGTGTGCTGCGCCGGCTGGCCAAGCGCTTCGACGATTACGTGACGCGGCCGCACATCGAGCGCTACTTCGACTGGATGATGCAGCACAGCCCGGACGACGCGATCAAGGGCGACATGCAGGTCGACGTGCGCGCTTCCTCGGCGCTGGTCGAGCGCGACGCGCAGCAGCAGTTCCTGATCCAGATGGCTGCCATGGTGCGCGACCCGGCTTACGGCGTCGATCCAGCCAAGTACTTCGCCGAGTTGGTGAAGGGCCAGCGCATGGACCCGAAGCGCTTCATGCTCACGCCTGAGGATCGCGCGCAACAGGGCCAGCAGCCACCCGACCCACTCGTGGAGGCCAAGGCAGGCGAGGCATCCGCACGTGCTGGCTTGCTCGCGGCCCAAACCGAAGAGACCAAGGCCAAGACCGCTACGAAGAACGTCGAGGGCATGTTCGGTGCCACGCAGGCGGCCCAGAACGTCGCGATGAACCCGGACATCGCGCCTGCGGCCGATGCCATGTGGGCAGCTGGTGGTGGCCAGGACGCCACGCCACAAGACCCGGCCATTCCAACGGTCGACGCATCAGCGCTGCCGCCCGAGCACAACACCAATCCGCTCACGCCAGCCAACCCGGTGCACCCCGCCGTCGGGCTGAACACGGGCATCGAGGGAGGGCAGGGCGCATGAAGCTCGAGATCGATCCGCGCTCGCCGACCTGGCGCTTTGTCGAGCAGCACGCCACCAACCGGCTGACCGAGCTGCGCCTGCGCAACGACCGCATGAGCATGGGCCCCGACGAGACCGCGCACACCCGCGGCCAGATCGCGGTCTGGAAAGAACTGCTGGCTTTGCCTGCCAAGGCGGACCCGGCGCAACCAGCTGGCGATCAGGAATGACCCCCGGCCACCACTAGGAGAAGAGTGCACATGGACCCCGAACAGATCGAGCAAGCAGCCCAGGACGAAGCCGCATTCGATGCCGGTTTCGCCGCAGTCGCTGGCCAGGACGAACCCGCCGCAGCCCCCGCACAGGCCAAGCCTGTTGCCGAGGCCGAAGGTGGCGAGAAGCCGGCCGGTGAGGGTGCGCAGCCCGGTGCCACGCCAAAGGCAGATGCCGCGCCAGCAGTCGACGACCAGCCGCGCATCGCGGGGCTGACCGAGGCTGAGGTGCGCACGCTGCTGGGCCGTGTGCCCGAGCTCGAGCAATCGCTGCGCAAGGTCAACGGCAAGCTGGGCGAGTACGGCAGCGTGATCCAGGAACTGCGGAAGGCCCCGGCGCAACCAGCGCTGACGCCCGAGCGGATCCAGGAAATCGAAGCCGCCAATCCCGACCTGGCCGCCTACGTCAATGCACGCATGCCCACGAGCCAGGAACCCGCGTCCGGCCAGGCCCCGCAGCAACAACCGCTGCCGAGCCAACAGCCAGACCTGCAGGCCGAACTCATGGACCACTTCCACGAGGGCTGGCGCGAAAAGATCGGGTCGCAGGACTTCCAACTGTGGCTTGCAGCGCAGCCGGACGATGTCCGCAACACGTTCAACTCCACCGAAAAGGCCAAGGAGCTGAGCGCGGTCATCTCCAAATTTGACGCCTGGGGCACTGCCAAGCAGACGCAACAGGCTAAGAGCAGCGCTCGGCTGCAGAACTCCTTGACCCCCACCGGCACACCCGGCAAGGCCAAGACTGCACTGAGCGACAACGACGCATTCGAGGCCGGCTTCAAGTCGGTCAGGGGCCTCTGAGCCCAAGGAGTGAAAACATGAGCGGCTTTACCTACGACTCCCCCGCGGGTCGGATCAACAAGATCAAGGGCGAGATCCTCGCCCACGCTGTCGGCGCCGAAGTACTCGGCATCACCGGCATGCAGCGTCAGCTGCCGAAGAACCAAGGGCAGACGGTGGTGTATCGCCGTTACCTGCCCTACGGCGCGACGGCGGTGGACTTCAACACGCAGAACCGTCCGAAGGCCGACCCGGTGGCGCACATGCTGACGGAAGGCGTCACGCCGTCGCCCGACAGCCTGGTGCCGCAGGACATCACCACGCGCATCCGCCAGTACGGCTGCCTCTACCAACTCACCGACCAGACCGCCGACACCTACGAGGACGACGTGCCGGCCGAGATGAAGAAGCACTGCGGCGAGCGCATTGCTCTGGTGCGCGAGATGATCCGCTACGGCGTGCTGAAGGCCTGCACCAACGTGTTCTACGCCGGTGGCTCCTCGCGCGCTGCTGTGGCGGCCAAGATCACGTTGGCGATGCTGCGCCGCGTGAGCCGCAACCTGCAGGCCAACCATGCCGATCGCATCACGTCGATCCTGGCGCCCTCGGCCAACATCAAGACGTCGCCTGTCGAAGCCTCGTACCTGGTGTTCGTGCACACCGATGCGGAATCGGACATTCGTGACCTGGTCGGCTTCGTGCCGGTCGCGCAGTACGGCGTGCGCAAGGTGGTCAGCCCTTACGAGATCGGCACGGTGGAGAACTTCCGTTTCGTCACCTCGCCGGAACTGGCCTCCTACCAGAACGCCGGCGTAGCTGTGGGCTCCACGGGCCTCTACAGCACGGGCGGCGCCAACGTCGACGTGTACCCGTTCATCGTGACGGGTGAAGACGCCTGGGGCCAGGTGGCACTGCGCGGCGGCGATGCCCTCGACCCGACGTACATCCCGCCGGGCACGAAGGACAAGTCGGACCCGCTGGGCCAGCGCGGCTACATCGGCGCCAAGTTCTACATGAGCAGCGTGCTGCTCAACGAGGGCTGGATGGCGGTTGTCGAAGCGGGCGTGTCGTCGCTCGCGTAAACCTCATGCGGGGGCCTGAACGCCCCCGCGCATGAAAGGAAAAATCATGGCTGACAACTCCGCGGGCCAAACCCGCACACCCGCCCAAGACGCGGGCATCCCTGGCAATGCCATTGGCAAAGTCGTCTTCGACGCCACGGCGATCACGGCTGCCGACGACTGCTTCATCAACTGCGGGTTCACGCCGCGCTACGTGCGCGTGCAGAACAGCAGCGGCGTGACCATCGAGTGGTTCGCCGGCATGGCCGAGGGCTCGGCGTTCAAGGCCGCGGCCGATGGAGCGCGCACCTTGTCCGCTTCGGTCGGCATCAAGACCGATCCGCGCGGCTTCCGCATCTCGCAGAACGCCACGCTGGCCGCCATTCTTGCGTCGAGCACGCTGTACTACCTCGCCCAGGTGTAACCCCCTGTGCCCGTCCTGGCTGTGGCCAGGCGGGCATTCATCGTTCCAAGGAGAAAAAGCATGTCCCGAGGCCGTCAAACCGAAGCCGCCAGCGAATACATCGGAGCCGATTCCGAGCTCACCATTGGCGAGCGCCACCGAGAAACCGACATCATCGACAAGGTGGTGAGCCTCGAAGGCGCCGACCTGGAAGCATTCATGGCCGAGCCCGTGAAGATCATCATTTCCGAGTCATCGGACGAGAACGACCCGCAGCTGGTGCAGGTCGGCGTCAACGGCGTCACGCAGTTCATCGTGCGCGGCATGGAACAAGAGGTGAAGCGCAAGTACGTCGAGCGGCTGGCGCGTGCGAAGCGCACCGACTATGACCAGACCATCGACGACCGCTTGGGCGAGGCCATGAACAGGCTGCGCCGCCGCAACGCGCTGCGCTTCCCCTTCACCGTGCTGGAAGATCGCAATCCCCGTGGCCAGGCTTGGCTGCGCGGCGTGCTCGCCGAGGCCTGACATGAACCTGCAAGAGCTGATTGCGGCATACCGCGACGAGTCAGACGACAACGAGGTGCCGCCGCTGTGCACCGACGAGCGTCTGACGCGCTTTGCGAACGAAGGACAGGTCGAGGCCTGCAGGCGCGCGCTGGTACTCACCGATTCGACCTCCGCGCTGTGCACGATCAGCTATGCAGCCGACGACGCCACGATCACGCTCGACCCGCGCATCCTTGAGGTGCGCAGCGCCAGCATCGGCAATGAGGAAGTGCGACTGCGCACCGTCGAGCAGGTGAGCTGCAGCTGGCCAAACTGGCGCACCGACACGCTGCGCAACGTGCCGAGTTTTCTGGTTCGAGGCCTCGACAGTGGCAAGCTGCACCTGTACCCGCGCCCCGCCGCGAGTGGCGCGATCCAGCTGGCGGTGTTCCGGCTCCCGCTGATGCCGCTGGTGAACGATGAGGACGTGCCCGAGCTTCGGCTCGAGTGGCATCAGAGCCTTGTCGACTGGATGCTCTACCGCGCCTACAGTCGTCGCGACAGCGAGCAGCTCGACCCGAAGATTGCCGGCGAGGCGCTGGCCCGCTTCGAGGCGGAGTTCGGGACGCGCACCGGCGCCCGCAATGAAGACTGGTCACGCAACAGCAGCGTGTCGAGTCCACCTCCGATAGCCTGACCCCCCTCTAGTGTTCGACGCAGGCGGGCATGCCGGGAAAACTCCCGGTCCATGCCCACCCGTCCCGTCGCCATTGGAACCTTCACAGGCGTGAACAACCGCCTGGAGCAGTCGCAGCTCGAGTCGCAGCCTGCGCGCGGCGTAAAGCTTCAGGCGCTGCCCGCGGGCGTCAACATCGATCTCAACGACAAGGGCGGGGTTCGCCGACGCCGCGGCCAGACGTTGCGTGCAGCCGGCATAGCGCACTCCGTCTGGGGCGACGGCTACGACGATGGCTATGCAGTCATCGGCACCGACCTCGTGCGGCTGACGCCCAGCGGGCCCGGGCTGCAGGCCGAGGTGATGCGCTCGGGCGTGTCGGCCGGCCGCCCCATGTCTTTCGAGCGCTTTCCCGACGGTGCCGTCTACTACGCCAACGGCGAGGTGATGGGCCGGATCCGCGATGGCGTGGACGGGCCCGTGGTCACCGAGGCGCTGGGCAGCCTTCCAGTGTTCAGCCTGATCGCCGGTGGCCTGGCTGCCGGGCTCTACACCGTGGTGCTCACCGCCGTGGGCACCGATGGCGAATCGGCCGCAACCGCGCCGGTGCAGGTCGACGTGCCAGCGAACGGCGGCATTCGCTTGGCCAACCTGCCGGGCAACCAGGTGCGCGTCTACATGACGGGCCCGAACGGCGAGATCCCCACGCTCGAACTGGAGACCTCGGCCGCCAGCGTCGACATCCTGACGCACGCTGCCTCGGGCATCCGCTGCCAGACTCTCCTGCTGGCCACCATGCCGGCCGGCGAGATCGTGCGGCACTACAACGGCCGGCTGCTCACCGTGGTGGGCAACCTGCTCATCCGCTCGGAGCCGTACTACTACGGGGTGTTCGACGCATCGAAGGGCTACATCCCGTTCCCGGCGCCCATCACCATCGTGCAGCCCGCCGTGGGCGGCGTCTACGTGGTGGCCGACCAGACCTACTGGCTTGCGGGCGACCTCGACAACACCAGCGCGCCGCCGATCCTGCCTTACGGCGCGGTGCGCGGCACCGGCGGCTACGACGAGACCACGGAGACGGTCTTCTGGCTGTCCGACCGCGGCTTGGTGGTGGCCGACGGCGCCGGCAGCGCGAAGAACGTGCAGGAAGACGCGCTGGCGCTGGCCGGCGGCACGCGCGGCGCCACCCTCTACCGCGAGCAGAACGGCTCCCGGCACATCGTCACATCGCGCAGCGGCGCCGAGCCCGCGCGCGGCGTATCCCGTGGCTGGAAGGCCGCCGAAATCATCTGCAAGGACATCGACCTATGAACAAGCATCAGCTGCCTCACGCGGGCCTCGAATTCGACGTAGTGTGCATCGGCGCAGACGGCCACGAAGCCTGGCGCGAGCACGCAAAGAACCTCGTGCCCATCGAGGGCCTGAATCACATGCTGGGCGTGGTGCTCAAGGGCGTCACGCCGATCACCACCTGGTACATCGGCATCTACGAGGGCAACGCCACGCCGCAGCTCACGATCACCGCTGCCACGCTGCCGGGCCTGCTGACGGAATGCACCACCTACGCCGAGTCCACGCGCGTGGAGTTCGTGGAGGGCAACGTCGCGAACGGCAACA